TAATTTAAACTCTTTTGGTAATGTACTAATATAACTGATAACATCAAACTTAAATGGATTGGCCTGTTTTAGTTTGATAAATTTAATCTTGTCGCCTTCTTGTATCAAAGGATATTTGTTTTGTAAATTCATTTCTTCAATCTTGTGGTTATATATCAATGCACCTTTTACATGAATTGGTGTGCCTTTAATAAAAATGTTTGCACTATCACGGTATTTTTTAAGATTGTTACAAGACCTTGGAAAGGCAATATCTTCAGCCTTCATTGTAAGAAAGTCTTTTCTAAAATCTGCAATCAATTTATGTAAATCTGTTTCTTTCTTAGACATAATAACAGTGATTGCTTCTTTAATCTTACCTCTACAAACTTGTGGTGTTGAAGACTTAACTGCTTCGATACCCATAAGTTTAAGTTTTGGATTTGCAAGTCTGATACCTTCTTCATCTAACACATTCAACATATATCTTTTCTTTGCAACCCAAATACCTTTGTTGGCGATTACTTCTCGTTTCATCACCATAGCATTTCTAAATGCATTTGAATAATTAGATAGACTATCGAAAACTTTTTCTAAAAACGGTTCTAGTTTTTTGTCACAAACTTTACCTAAGAAGTCTGCAATCTCATCATTTGATTTACCATCACAAGTTTGCTTAACAAGTGGACCTAGATTAACATAGATACTATCAGTATCAGACGCAACAATATAATCTTGGTTTTCTGTATTCAAAATCTTGTTTAGATATTCATTCATATTCTTTTCAACAAATCGAATAATAAACTGACCAGCAGTTGTAATACCAGCGGCCTGTCTTACATCATAATATCTAAAGTATTGATTACCAACTGCACCATAAGCTGAGTTCAAAGCAATCTTTCTTGCCCATTGAATATTGTGGCAACGAGCAATCTCTTTTACTAACTCTGGATTTTTAGTTCGTTGATATTGTTCTTTTGCTTTCAACATACGCTTCTTAAAAATCACTCGTTCATTGTACATCTTCTCCATCATCTCAGGTAAAAAACCTTGACTATCTGCTTTGAACATTGCACCATTAGGAGTGATACAGGCATTTTTATCTTTTAGAAAGTTAAGGTCTATCTTGTTGTCAATCATATCATTGACATTAACTCTCACTGGTGAATTACCAATTAGTTTTTCTGGTGAAACATTGTACTGAATAATAATATGTGGATATAGTGAATTGATATCAAAAGAAACAATCCAATCGTGGCCACCTAGTATTGGTTCTTTTACATAGGCGCCTTCGTATTTTACATCTTTAGTATGTTCTTCTCTTGGTGGTATTGCAATCTTCTTTTCGTGTAGATGATTGGCAATCAATGTATCCCACACTCGCACTTGTGAAAAGATATCGTCATAGTTAACTTTGGATTCATATGCAACGGTCAATGCTAGTTCAATCAAACCAAGTTTGTCTTCTAACGCATCAACAATCTCCACATCTTGGATGTTGTAGTCAATAAACTTTTGAAAATCTTTTTCGTAAAACTCTTTGAATGTATCAAAAGGGTTATCGTTCTTGTTTTGACCTAGTTCAACTTCACCGATATGGTCAAGTTTGTAACTCTCTTGTCTTGTTGGGATAAACCATTTATACAAATCAAGGTAGTCAAGCATAACTGTGCCATACAATTCATAATAGATTTGTCTTCGGCCTTGTACATAGATTTCTCGTTCATTAGCAATCTTCCAAGGCGACATACGGTTGGCAGTTTCTTCATCTGCAACCATTTTAATTCTGTTCATCAAATAAGGTAAGTCAAAGAATTTTGTATTCCAACCAGTGATAACATCTGGATGATTTTTAATCCAGAATTTTAGAAACTCAAACAATAACTGTTTCTCATTAGCACATTGCACATATGTAATGTCAGTTCTATCGGTCTTAAATTCACCGACACCCCAAGTTAGAATTTGTTTGTTAGATTGGTTCTTTACAGTAAGACAGATAATCTCTTCAACAGGATTGTTTACATCTGGAAAACCACCTTCACAAGTCGTTTCAATATCAAGTGTAAAGATTTTGATTAAGTCTTTAGACCATTCGATTTGACCTGGATAGTTTTGACCGATATACTGATAATGATATCGTTCTAATCCATAGACAGGATTATTCTCAGGCATTTCTTTTCGAAACTTACGAGCTGCAAATATATTGGTAAATTCAGTTGGTTTTAGATTACGATTATCTAAAGTTTTCCAACCTGTGTCTTCGCTTGTTAAAGTAAATAATGTAGGACCAAAGTCAAGTTTTTCTTTGTACTCTTTATCGCCTAAGATACCTCGTACAAGTAATTTGCCTTTGTGTTCAATTACATTTTTATAAAAGTTCATCATCTAGTAAATTCACCACTATTCCATTATGTTCATTGTTTAGTTTGACTTGACAACCAAGTCTGCTAATGCCTGGCTTGTAAGACTTTTGATATTCTAACAAGTCAATTTCAGGAGTATTATAATCTATTTTATCAAGTTTGTCAAGCCAATCATTTCCAATATGAATATGACAAGTGCCACACGAACAAACACCACCACAAGTTGCTGGAATTTGCTCAATGGAAGGTCGAGCAAAAAACTTGGCCGCTTCCATGATGGTTGTTCCTTCTGGTACTTCGACTTCTTGTGTATCATTTTTAGTTTTAAAGACTACAGTTATCATTAGACCTTAGGTAATTTAGTTTCAGTAATAAGTTGCTTGTCAGCCGCCGTTGCCTGAATAATACCTGAGGTGTTTTCTTCGTAGTTTCTTTTGATATCTTTTTTAGGATTAATCATTGTGATAACTTTTGTTTTATCTACAACAATTTCGTTATCATCTGTATATGGCTGCCAAGGTGACAACATCAATTGAACAGGTTGTCCTGGTGCCATTTGTCTTGGAATTAAGACAAACGATTTTTTAACCACAATATGGTCATCTTTTTCTTCAATATCACCGATTACATCTTCGCCTGTTGATAGACGAATAATTTTTACATTTCTCATTTTCACTCCTTATATCATAATATAACACAACTAATTCAATTAGTCAATGCTGTATTTGGTTGTTATCACATATTTTCTTTGAGGGTTAACCATTACATTTAATCTGTTCATAAATGCACGGTCAAATAGGATAAGACTTCTCTCATCTCTATCATCCAAAGTAAATTCTATATCTTTATAAAGACCACCTGCAAACTCTACATCAAGTTTGATTACATATCTGGTCTCATCATAATCTCTTAATCCACCTACTTTGATTTCTTCTTTACGAATAATATCTGAGGTGATAGTTTTACCTAAAAGAGTCCATCTAATTTGTCTACCATCCACCTTATACTTATCAGCGTGTATAACTGGCATGCCTGAATTACCAGTATCAAACTTAGCAACGATTTCCCCAAAAGGTTTAATTGTGACCACTTCTTTATAGCCACACTCCGTTGGTGTTTTATACCTGTTATTTTTATCAGCAAAGTAGTTGATAACAATGTTAGATATATTAAGTTTAGTCGCATCTTCAATTCCCTCAGTACCAGGTGATGAATTCACCTCTAACATAAATGGCGGTTCTTTCTCCCTATTTTTACTAGGTATGAAATCAACTGCCGACCAATGTCCGTTTATTGCCTTAGCAGCTCTCAGACTTTCTTCAATTTCTAATTCTGTTAGTTCTATCTTTTTAGGTACAGAACCTTGTGATACATTTGACCTGAAGTCACCTTCAATAACTGGTCGTTTCATAGCTGCAATTACTTTGCCACCTAAAACATGTACTCTTACATCATAATCTGTTTTGATATATTGTTGTGCTAATAAATCTGTGTCTTCATCTTGTTTATGAATTAATTGTACAATACTATCTAAACCTTTTTCTGTATCAACAAATAATACACCGACACCTTTAGAACCTCTAAGTGTCTTTAGAATAATAGGAAACTTTAAACCAGCCTCTTCAACTAGTTCTACTGATTTTTCGGGGTCATTGATAAGAATAGTTTTAGGTTCTGTTAAACCATAATCTGCAAGTCTTAATGAAGTTCTATATTTGTCTGCACAAATATTAATACTTTGTCTGTTGTTTACACAACATACATTGGCTCTTTCTAAGATAGACACAAAGTCCATCCAACTATCTTTTCTAGTTATAGAACCACGAATAATTGCAACGGTGTCACTATCAATTTCAAAACCTTTTTTATCGTCTTGGTTATGAAATTTACGGACACCATCTTTATATGTGGTGTAACCACCAGTAAGTTTAAAGAGGTAGTGTGGATATTTTAACTTATCACACTCTTCTCTAAGTCTATCAGCTGTATGAAACTCTTTTGCCTTTTCTGGTTCATCTGTGATGATGAGCAGACGCAAGAATTTTTTATCTTCTTTTGCTTCTGATATGAATTGTCTAAACTTTGGTACTTGCATTTCCGCCATCTTGTCCTTCAGATTTCTTACCTATATTATATTTAGCAGTTAATTCCCACTCACTTTTTTCTTTAAACGGTAATACTTTAATTTGGCTCAATGGCGCTTTGTTTTCTACTCTACTTGTATCAACAATATCAATTAAGTTCCAATCTTGTAACAGTAACGCAATTGTATTCCGTCTTTGGATATCGTTTTCTACTAGTGTTGATTTCTTACCATCTAAGGCAAACAGTTCTTTGAAGTGTGTTATGTAATACTTGCCTTGTTTATGTAAAATGTGGCACGATTGATAAAGTGTTTTATCTTTACGGCTTGCAACACCAATTCTCGTTAGTGTTTCTCTAATTTTTAAAAAATCGTCTGGTTGCTTGATAGTGACCTCTAACATATCACTTTGCGACCAACTTATAATGTCTTCACTCATTTTTTCTTTCTCCCACCTTTATTAAGTGTAATTTTTATATTCTCAATTTGGTCACCGGTAAGTAGGTTGAGAGCTTCTTTTGCTTTTGCATTACTAAAACCATAATACTCTTTCACAACTTCCATATCTTTAAGCTTGGCCTGTGATATCCACTTCCCACCAAATCGCTTTTTCTTACGGATACTATTTATAAGATAATGGAATTGCATAGTTTTAGGGAGAAAATGTAAACCATTCATCTCATTGGAATGCATTATGGTATCATAAAACATAGATAAACAACGATTGATAATAAATGGTGCATACTTCTTTTCCCACTCTTTATCATCACTGTCAAGTAAAGGCTTTTTAGTTTCGTTAATAGCCTGTAGATAATCTTTCAATTCATACATAATATTTAATCTCTTTCGGTTCAAAAGGTAAACTTTTTACCACATAATCAACAACATCTTTTAATTCTTCATCTTTAAAATTATACAGTTCTTGTTGGTTCTGTGTTAATTTTATTCTTCTACCTTTATATAGTTTTTTTACAATGGCTTCTGCATCAAAAGTTTGTTGTAAATCTGTTAACACAACTTCAGCATAACACCTAAAATCATTTCCAGGTTGGTTTCGTGTTCTCATTACGGCACTAAGATACTTTGCTTGGCCAATTTTCATTTGACCTCTTGCAATCACACCAGTTTCAAAGTCTGTTATATGTGACCTTGCAAAGTAAAGAACATATCTTTCCTGACCAGGTTGTTCGTAACCACTACCATCTCTTTTTTGTTGTGTAGTGTAACCCTCATTCATTCGTTCTTTACAATACCCTAAGTAACCAATACCTTTTATCATACTAACCTCTGGTGCCCTTTGACGGACTTGAACCGCCAACCTACTGATTACAAATCAGTTGCTCTACCAATTGAGCTAAAAGGGCGAATTCTGGAGCGGGTAACTGGATTCGAACCAGCGACCCTTTCGTTGGCAACGAAATGCTCTACCACTGAGCTATACCCGCTTATTGTCATTTGAAATTACAATTTGCCATAATTTCAGTTAGACAGGCAACCATATTGATTTCATGGTCTGCCACAAAAGCCGCCTTGTATTGATAACCTGCAATAATCAAAACTGCTTGAGGTACTGATTTACTTTCAAGTGCCTCATAAAGACTATTATATACACTAGAAAATAAAGAAGATGGTTCTTTGTCAAGGTTATTAATAACCCATTTTCGCATATCATTAAATCTTTTTTCTTTGAGAATTGCCATTAACTCTTTGTTGTTGGCTTCTGACATACTAAACAGAACACCACTGTCAATCTCACCTCTAACGGAATATCGTTGAAGTTCATTGATAGTTCTACGGAAATCTGGATAGTGTTTTTGAATTAACTCGGCCAAAACCTTTTTGTCAAACTTGATTTTCTCTTCAGTTAAAATGTCACCAAGTCTGGTCATAAATGCATTGGCGGTTTTTACCTTTTGACCATTCTTAATCGCAAAATCAATAACTGTACAACGACTATGCAATGCAGGAATAATTTTCATCTTGTAATTACAAGTAAAGATAAATCTACAATTCTTGTAAAATGTTTCAATGAAATTACGCAATGCAGGTTGTACGGACTCGGCATTCATATAGTCTGCCTCATCTACAATTACGACTTTGTGATTAGCGTCTTCGGTAAGAGATACAGTTGAAGCAAAGTTTTTAATCTTGTGCCTTAATGTATCAATTTGTCGGCCTTCATCTGACCCATTGATTATGATATAATCAACACCTAACTCTTCACACAATGCTCGTGCTACTGTAGTCTTACCTGTACCGGCAGTACCACATAATAGTAAGTTAGGAATTTCTTTCTGTTTTACAAACTCAGAAAAAGTTTTCTTTAAATCTTCGGTAAGAATACAGTCCTGTATTTTTTTAGGACGGTACTTCTCAACCCATAAGAATTCTGACATAATATAAACTCCACTTTATTCATTATTTAGTATCTTCATCATAAGAAAAGGTGACTTCATATCCACCTTTTCTGTCTGTCCACCAATCATCTTCTCGTTCATAGTCACACTCACTTACAAACTCCCAAAACTTATCGTTTTCTTCGTCTGTAGGTTCTTCACCAATAGGTTCTATATTAGAACGAAACTCTTGTTCCTGGTGTGATAAGATTTCTTTAAATCTTTGTACTGAACCGAAATCTCGTATGATGAATTCATCATCTACATCATACTTGAATTCAGAAGCTACTTGGTGCCATTCAGTTTTGCTGAATTGCATAATTAAAACTCACTGTCTGGTTCAATTGCAATCCAATACTGAATTTGTTTGTTACGATTAATAAAGTGAGAAATCTTTTGAGATGAAATCGCAACATCATAATCGTCTTGTATCATCTTAAAGTTTTCTGTTTTAAAATATGCCTTAAACTTCTTATCAGTTTCACCAATGGTGATTGAATAGTCATTTGAGGACGGTGTTTTCTTATCAGTTGCTACTAACTTAATCTCTTTACCATCACCAACTACTGCAATGTCTGGTAGACCAAGTGTAGAAACACCTTTCATAAGTTTTGCAAAGATGTCCTTCTTCAAAGAAAAAGTAACATACTTATCTGGCATAGTAATTGCTTTTGATGGTGCAACTACAACCGACTTATCTGCAAAGAAATATTTAATTGCTTGTTTACTATTACTATCTGCAATCGTTAGATTTTGACCACCATTAAATTTAAGGTCTGACTTGTCAAACAAGTCAACTGCTCTTAAAAATTCAGGTAAGTCATAGATAGCAAACTCTTGTTCAAACTTTTCTGACACTTCAGCTTCTGCTAAAATGTTTTTCAATGTAGAAATAGTTTGAATTTTGTTGCCTGGTTTTACCAGAATGTTCTGGTTAATATCTGAAAAATTTTTCAGAATGGCAACTGTATCACTACTTAGGTTCATTATATAATCTCCTCATTATTTTATGGAGCGGATACTTGGTACTGCCCCAAGTTCTGTGAGTTGGTAACCCACTGTAATACTTTTATACGATATCCGCATTATCTTAATATACACTAACAT